AATGTAGGTGGACGTTTTCATCTCCTAATTGATTGTTAAATAATATTATTTGCCCATCTGCACTCAGTTGTAATAGATAGTCCTTGCAAACTATATGTTGGCATCTATCCCCATACTATTACAATTGCTCACCCTTTGGAAGTGAGTTGTGGTGCATTAACAAATTTGGAAGCTTATGGTTTACCAACCTATAGTTTTAATATCTCCTTATCCATAGTCCATCTTCAAAATCCCAAATAGATTTATCAATAAGCACTATTATTTTTTTATCTTTATCATGCCTTTCAATGTATTGACTTAATTCACTATAAGTTTTTACATTACTAGCAAAATTATCATCAAAGTTAAATGAATGTGGTATCATGATTTCTAGTATTAAAAGGTTAAACAAAAAATACAATGCATTGAGTATAGCTGTAATAGCCTCACACCTCAACACATTGTATTAATTTACTGCTCTTTTTCCATATCTAGACCTGTAGATACAGTTAAGATTAGAATAATAATGGTATGTAACACCCATATAGGTGAACATTGAATGTTATAGAATGTTTCCATAAATACAACAGACAATGTAAAATTAACAATAGAACCACCTATCATTAATAGGAAGAACATCCCTGTTATCATCAGGAATGTTCTTAAGCTTGGATTATTTTTCATATCTATTTAATTTTAGGATTAAAATCATTGTAAATTTGAAGAAAGCCCATACCTGTAATCACACCTGCAACCCAGCAGAATATGAGTAAATAGTCATTGAAAGTCATGAGATTTAGAATTAGAAGGTTAGACAAAGTTGAGGACTCGCAATCTTTGGTAGATCACTTATAAGGTTCGTTTTTATCCCCCTTATCATTTTAGATAGATAAATTAACTGTATTCACACACTTTACCAAAGTATGTTAAAAGAAACTTGCAGTTCCTACAGTTAATCAGCCGTTATACCTAAGTATATTGAACTTTAAATCAGTATTCCACTACTGAGCAAGTACCAACGGGATGGAATTTGTATCCGTTGAGATAATAGTTTTAAACAAGCTTTTGGCTGTTAAACTACAACTAGTTCTCACACTAATTGTTAAAGTTCCTGATTTTTAAGTCTGCACTAATTCCATGTTACACTTATCAGAGTGTTTGATATCATCCCATTGTCCTATCTATAGATAGTATGCACTGATATGCATTGGATGAAACATGGTAATAGCCCCACAGGATTGTCAGAGTTTATCAACTCTAAAGAAAAAATAAGCAGTTTATGACTTGCTTAGGTCTTGGAAACTATAACTAATCAAAGTCATAGTCCTGAATGTCTCTGATGATAACACCATTAACAACAGTAACGCGTTCTCTATACATGGGAATATGTATTAGAAGGTTTATGTGCTATATTTTAACAAATGATGAGTAACAGCACGTAACTCAATAAAGTAAGAGAATGATAGCACAGATGCTATCACTCTCTAACTCTCACTAAATGCTACTTAGCACCTAGCATTACCTGATAGAATGTTCCATTCTCATTAGTAGCTTCTACTAACTTATGAGAATCATCAGGAATGTTAAATGCAAAGCCAATCTCTAATGCAGTATTAGTACGTAACCATGCTTTAGTCCCGATAACAAAATCAGGAGCACCATCAGGTAACACACTTACAGCATTAGAGAATACACCTGGATTAGTTGCAGATGGTTTGCTAGAAATAACGATGAACTTAGCCATGACTTTAGGGGATGGTACATTAGTTATGAACTGAAAGGAACTATTCCCTACAGCACTTTGACAGGGGTACCATACCTGCCCAACCTTAGTGGGGGTAGTTTGCATAAGGTGGTACCCATTCCCATACTCACAAAACATTTTTGTTTTTTATAAAAAATTTTTATCTACCTTTGTACTGTAACCTAATTTTAATACACCTCTTAAAGTTAGACCACCCATAAGTAAAAGTGGGTTAGAAGTTGGATCAAAGGTTTATGAATAATAGACTAAGTTTCTCCGATAGTTACAAAAATGATTTTGATATAATTGTAGGACTACCACCAACGTGTAAGGGAAAGAGTAGGCTAGGGGCTAAAAACCAACTACAGGAAATTCAAAATTAACATTCAAACCTCAAGGGGAAAATTATATCTACTCAGCAACAGGTAGTTAACATATAATCTATCTTTTTATTTTGGATATCCAAACTATGGTTTTACATTTGTAAAAAACTATAAGATATGATAATGTATGAACCACACCCTAAGGGTATTTTAATTGAGTACAAGGAAGCAACTAAAACTTCAACTGGAGTTTACCTTCCTGATGGAATGCAGAATTTTGAATTAGATGACTATAATGGTGATACCATTATGGCTGTTGGTAAAGATGTTGAGCTTTATAAAGTAGGAGATACAGTTATGTTTTTCCCTCATTCTATTCCAACTAGCTTTCAAGGTAAAGATTCTGATGGTGTAAAACACAAATACCAAATGTTTAGAGAAGCTGACATCTGCTGCAAGTGTATTGTTAATACTATTGAGCCTCCAACAATTTTATAATGCTACAGTTAAATCCACCATTATGGTTATATATTCCAGAATTTGAAGCTTATGGTTTAGCTCACTTTGTTGAGAACCATGGATTAGAGCATCATTTATACTGGACTGTATTTATGGATAATGGTGAGATTTGGACTTTACCTAATAATAGAGTAAGGGCTGGGTATAATAATACTTTAGATAGACATGAAAAGAATAGAAATAAATGCAAGCCAACTCAATGAGTTGTATACTACAGTAAATCACTTGCATAAGAATAAGCAACTAACTGAACATATGGATGCAGATATAGAACATGGTGGCAATGTCATTAGGTTTATATATGATAGGAATATGGGAAGAAGAGGGTCTTGGGTAGTCATCACACCTATTAGTGTGGTGTATGATGAGGATTAATTTTGTATTTTTGTTTAAAGATTCTAAACAATGATTATAGATCCTAAGTGTGGATCAAATACAGTAGTGTTTGTTCACAAAGAATTTGATGCAGTAATAGAAAAACTAGGTGTATACACAGAACTTGCTAAGAAATTTATTAAAAGGAATAAAAGGTATCAGTATATCAAACATGTGGAGAAACTTCCTGACGGAAAATGGGTCTTGGTTTTTAAAGTACTGCCATCTAATCATGAATCTATTAAGGAATATAATAGGATTGTAGAAGGTAGTAAGAGAGAACTCTGGATTAATTACTTAAACCACTTTATAATAGGATGATAATCAAAGCTCTTGAACAAACTTTTACTATTAAAGATTCTAAAGACGAGAATGGAGAACCCATCACTCTTGAGATTCCAGGAAAGTTTATAGTCAAGAGAGTTGAGATTCATGAAGTAATGGAGTTCTCAGAAATTATTAATGAGAGAACTAATAAACCATACAAAACTAGATGCCTACTTAGGACTATAGATGGTTGGTTACCTGTTAAACATTCTTTTGAACAGTTAATGGAAATGAAGAATACACCACAAAGAGTAATAATACGAGGATTATATGCTGCAGCAAGAGGTAGTAAAAGTACTAACAGAAATAAGTAAAAGGCATAATATATCATACAAAGATGCTAAGAGTATTTACTGTGATGTGTTTGTTTTTTTAGAAGAAGAGTTTAGTAAAATAAATGATAATAATCCAGAAACTTGGAATAGTAACTGTATTGTCAAAAATTTTGGTAAATTTGTAGTAAATAAAAGTAAATTAAAAAGATATGGAACTATCAAAAAGATTAAGGGAGAACCCAATGAACTCCCCACTTAAGTTTATAGGAAGATTATTTGAACTTAGGGATGCTGCTCATGTTGAGCATTTAAAAACTAGAAGCTTTGCAGCACACAGTGCACTCAACGGATTTTATGATGAACTACTTGAATTAGCTGATGGCTTTGTAGAAAGCTACCAAGGTAAACATGGTATTGTTAACATTGATATTAAATACACAAAGCCAGATAGTTTCTTAACTTATCTTGAAGAGTTTGCTAAATATGTAGAAAGTTCAAGAGATGTGTTTAAAGATGAGTTTTTAAAAAACCAAGTTGATGAGATTGCATCACTAGCATACTCTACAATTTATAAATTAACATACCTTAAGTAATGAAGATTTTTGATCTAAAGGATAATGAGATTACTATCTCACCAGAGATCTTAACTATTGAGTGTTTTGAGACTCTTTGGAAGAGTGATAAGAGTAAAAATAAGATTAATGCTTACAACGACTTTAAGTATATTTACCATTTATGTGATTTCAACTCTCCATATAATAACTACTCAGAAGAAAAAAGAATTGAAGCAATCAAAGAGGAAGTTATCGGTAACAAAGAATATCAAGCTTCAGAGCAAGTCCAGCAGGCTTGTAAGATATACAAAGGACTAAAGGAAACACCTATTGAAAGGTTGTTTAATAGTGTTAAGGATAAGATAGAAGAGATGTCAGACTATTTAAAAGAGAATACTCTTGATAGTGAATCAGTTACACCAGTATTGAAGATAATGGATTCTATTAGTAAGGTAATCTCACAATACAAGACATTAGAATCAGCAGTTAAATCTGAGAAAGAAACTACTGCTATTAAGAATAGAGGAGATAAAATTGTAAACACATCTTTTAATGTATGATATTAAGTAATACAAAAGCATTCCTAGAGGCTAGAACAGAGTTTGAAACTACGGGATTTTATACTAAAGCTCTTATTGGTACATACCAGTATAATGAGTTTTGGAAAGAGGAAGTAAGAAAGTGTATGGAAGGTGTAACTATAGGTAATGTCACAATACCTGGAACATATTATTTCTACCTGAACTACACTAGGATGCTTTTAAAAGATGAAAAAACTGGAAGAAAGACTGAAGGATTTCCTAGATTTACAGATGTAGATTTAGAATTCTTTACGTTAATTGAGCAAGCAAGAAAAGAGAAAAAAGGTTTTATCATGGTTAAGCCAAGAAGAACTGGATTTTCTTACAAGAATGCTGCACTAGTTGTACATGAATACAATTTTTTTAGAAATGCCAAGTGTATTATCTCTGCTTATGAAAATAAGTACTCAGATAATACAATGGCTATGACATTAAATAATATTAACTTTTTAGATCAAAATACTGTATGGTATAAACCTAGAAACCCTAATACTCAAGACTATGTGAAGTCTAGACATCAACAAAAGATGGAAGATGGTAGAGATGTATGGGTAGGTTATCAATCTGATATTAGAAAAATTACATTTAAAGATAACTCATTTGCATCTGCAGGTATGAGTAGCTCTATTTTCCTATTTGAGGAAGCAGGTATCTTTAGTAATATCATAGAATCATACAATATTTCTGAGCCTTGCTGGAAAGATGGAGATGATGTTATTGGTATTCCTATTATTTATGGTACAGGTGGAGACATGGGTGGTGGAACTGCTGCATTTTCTGAAATGTATTATGACCCAGAAAGGTTTAATCTCTTAGCATTCCCTAATGAGTGGGAACCTGAGAAGGGTAACCAACAATGTGGGTGGTTTTTACCATCTACTAAACAAAGATTTGGTGTATTCACTGACAAAGAAACTAAAAAAACTGTACCATTAGTAGATAATGATGGAAATTCTAATGAAGAGTATGCTTTAAAGTCAATTATGGCTTATAGAGAAACTAAAAAAGGTAATCCATCAGCTTATAGAGATGCAGTAACACAATATCCACTCACACCATCAGAAGCATTCTTAGTAACATCAGGAAATATGTTTCCTACTATGCTACTTAATGAAAGATTGGCTGATATTAAGGTTAATTCTCAAAAATATGTTGAGAGTAATTGGGTTGGTTACATTACACCACAAGAAGATGGTGAATTAAGGTTCACATCTATGGATAATGTATTACCACTTAGAGATTATCCTATTAAACGTAGACCAGATGATGATATTAAGGGGTGTATTGAGGTTTATGAGCAACCTCAAAAAGATAGTGATGGGAAAGTCTTTGTTAGAAGGTATGTTGTAGGTATTGACCCCTATGATGATGACTATTCTACTACAGATTCTGTAGGTTGTGCCTTTGTATTTGATAGATTTACTAGAAGAATAGTAGCTGAGTACACAGGTAGACCACAATTAGCTAAAGAATTCTATGAAAACTGTAGAAAGTTAATAGTATATTACAATGCTGCAGGATTTCCTGAGATTAATAAGTTAGGTTTTGTTACTTACATGGAACACAGAAAGTGTTTGCATATGTTAGCAGAAACTCCAGTACAACTTAGAGATAAGATTGAATGGAAACCTAATTTAAATACATCTTATGGGTTTAAAGCTACAGAAAGAACAAATACATGGGGTAGAGAGTTAATTAGAGAATGGTTATTAGAACCAATTGAACCTAACTCAGAAATACTTAATGTTAATAGACTCCGTTCTACAGGATTAATACAAGAATTGATTAAGTGGAATAAGGATGGAAACTTTGATAGAGTGTCAGCATTAATTGCTGTATTAATACTAGATGTAACTTTAAACAAACAAGCAATACAAGCTGAAACAAGAAGTACTAAAAACTTTTTAGAATCTGACTTCTTTAAAGAAAGAGGATTTTTAAAGCACAGTGATGACCCATTTGCTGATAACAGCTATAGTGAAGGCGGTGCTTTTTTTAACAACATGTTTACCAAGTAATAATTTGTAAACTAAATAAACGTAAATTTGTAAACTTAATATGAATAATTTAGTAATACAAGTACCAGAACAAGCTTTACCAGATTCCAAGAAGGATTTAGAGTGGGGAATGAGATGTGTAGATGCTGGGGAGAATGTATTGATGTTTGATTCCTCTGTAGTAAGACAGACTTTTTATAATAAAAAAGTTAATTACAGACTTAGGAACAACATGCTTACAGATAAAGATATACAACAGATTTGTGAGCCTTATGGAGTAGAGTTTTCTGCTGCTCCTAAAAGTATGCAACATATTGGATTAGGTAACTCTAAGATTAACACTTTAGTAGGTGAAGAAGCTAAGAGATTAACTAGGTATCCATTTAAAGCTTATATATCATCTGATGACCAAATGGGCATTTCTTCTAAAGAGGAGAATATCAGAGATATGTGGTATAATAAATTAGTAGATGTAGCTAAGCAAAAAATAGAGGCTTCTATGGAGGGTCAACAAGTAGACCAAAAAACCATGGAAGAAGAAATGCAGAAAGAACTTGGAAAATTTGATAAATACCTTAAATATAATTATCAAGATTTGAAAGAGATGACTGCTAATAAGATACTTAAGTATGAATATAAAAGACTTGATGTATCAGATACTTTCCTAAGATGTTGGGAAGATTTTCTAGTTTGTGGTGAAGAAGTAGTGTGTATTGAGGAATTAGGTAATGATATAGTATTTAGAAAGGTTAATCCTTTGTATTTGTTTACTATACAATCTCCTGAGACCTATAAACTTGAAGATGCAGATTGGATTGTAGAATATACAATGATGTCAGTAGGTCAAGTAGTAGATTATTATTACACAGAACTTACTAAAGATGAGATAGATACATTAGAGCAAAGCAAGGAATATAACAGTATGAAAACTGGTGGTATTCAAATGGCTTATAATAGGGATATTACAGTAGAGGAAAGATTTGGGTATACAGCAGGGGAGTTGTTTGTACCTAATCAAATTGCTACACACTATTTTGGGGGAGCATACGACCAAAGAGGAAACGTCAGAATTATGCGTGTATGCTGGAAGTCGAGAAGAAAGATTGGAAAGGTAAAGTACTATGATGAATACGGAAGTCAAGAAGAGAAGATTGTAGATGAGTATTACACATTAGATACAGATGCTGGTGAAACAGTAGATTGGATATGGATTAATGAGTGGTGGGAAGGGACGAAGATAGCAAACGATATTTATGTAAAGATTAGACCAATCCCTTATCAATCAAGGAGTATGGCTAATTTATCAGAAAGTAAACCACCTTATGTAGGTATTTACTGTAATACAAATAATTCAAGGGTAATGTCTTTCATGGACAATATTAAACCTATGGATTATTTATATGATATTTATTTCCACAGATTAAACCTAGCCTTATCAAAATACAAAGGCCCAATGTTAGGAATCAATGTAAGTATGATTCCATCAGAGTGGGATCCTTTGAAGTGGTTGCAGTATGCAGAAGCAACTAACATTTTATTCTTAGATCCAACTAATGAAGTAATTAAAGGACCAATGCAAGGTAAATCTGCAGGTACTTTTAATCAAATGTCAGCACAAGGTATTAACCTTGAAATGGGTAACTATATTACACAGCACGTTAACCTTATTGGATTTATTAAACAACAGATGGATTTAATATCTGGAGTTAATGAATACAGACAAGGTGATATTAAAGGTGATGCCAATGTAGGTACATCTAATATGGGATGGTCAGCATCTAACTCAATGACTGAGAAATACTTTTCACTACACAACTCATTTAAAAGAGATTGTATGCAGAGATTATTAGAAGTTGCTAAGTATGTTTGGAAACAAAATCCAAAGAAAGTACAGTATGTAGGTGATGATATGATGGTTGAAGTAGTTAATAGTTATGACGAATTCTGTGAATCTGAATATGATATCCACATAGATGATGGTCCAAATACTCAAGAACTTATGCAAGCACTTAATCAATTGGCTCATGCAGGTATGCAGACAGGTCAGATTAAGTTTAGAGACCTCATTGAAATCTACAAAAAAGATAGTATATCAAGCTTGGCTAGATATTTAGAAGAAGCTCAGGATAAGATGGCTCAAGAACAGCAAGAACAACAACAGGCTCAACAGCAGCATGAAAAAGAACTTGCAGAACAACAAGCACAATTACAACAACAAGCATTACAGCTTGAGTATGAAAAGCTTGATAGAGAAGATGTCAATAGACAATTGGATAGAGATAATAAAATCCAAGTTGAAACTCTTAAAGCATTAGGTTTTGCACAAGAAACAGATGTAAATGAAAATATGATACCTGATGTACTAGAGCAAAGTAAAATTGCCTTACAACAACAAAAGCAAACTTTTGAGCAAGTACAAAAAGATAGAGAGCATCAATTAAGGTATACTGCAGATAAACAAAAGAATGAAATTGAGAAAAAGAAATTAGTTGTTAAAGAGAAAGAAATCACTTCTAAAAAAGAGATTGAAGAACTCAAAGCAGAGACAGCTCTAAAGGTTGCAAGAGAAAATAAGAATAAATATGACAAGAAATAAGCTATATAGAATAAGCTTAAATAACAATAAGATAAGAATTAATAAACATAATTTTGTAAACAAGTAAGAAAAATGAAAGTAAATAAGTATTATTCTCCAGAATTTGGTGGACCAGATGGTGGAGTAGAAACAATTGACAACTCTTCAGACAAGAACTTAATTAAGGATGTTGCTGAAAGTAGTGATTTTGATTTTGACACAGAGCTTTCTAATCTGATAAGTGATTCAGAAGAAGATAGTGATGATGAGAAAAGCATTGAACAGAAAGCAAAAGATTTTGCTCCTAGTGATGCTGATAGTTCTTTGAAAGATGATAAAGAAGATGAACCTTTATATAAGGTTTTAGCTGAACAGCTAAAGTCTGAAGGTTTATTTGATGATGAAGATTTTGCTGCTGATGATGATTTTGAATTTGATGGTTCTCCTGAGAGTTTTAAATACTTAATGGAAAGACGTGACTTTAAAAGAGGTTTAAAAATCTTTGAAGAAGTTGTATCTGAGATGCCAGCTAAAATGAGAACTCAATTCCAATTATTTATGGATGGGTTAGATGAAGATTCAGCATCTGATATTGGTAGTAAATTAGTAGATTATTCTAGTGTAACTAAAGAAGACCTTGAAAGTAATCCTGCAAAAGCAGAACAACTTTACAGAGAACTTCTTAGAACAAAAGGATTTTCTAATGATAAGATTAATAAGTATGTAGAAAGAGCTAGAGATTTAGATGAATTAGCTGATGAAGGTTTTGAAGCAGCACAATCATTAAATCAAGATACTCAAAAACAAATACAACTTAAAAAACAAGAAGAACAATACATTGCTCAAAAAAGACAACAAGAAGCTGGACAAAGACTGCAAGCTCTTAAGTCAGCAATTATAAATACACCTGAGATTTTCAAAGGTGTAGCACTTACAGATAAAATGAAAGACCAACTGTATAAGTCAATGACAGAAACAGTTGCTTATGACGAAAATAAACAACCATTAAACAAAGTAGCAGCCTTGTCAAGAAAAAATCCTGAAGCTTTTAGAATGCAGTTGCATTATCTGACTGAACTTGGTTTATTTAATACAGATGAAAGAGGTAATCTTAAACCTGACTTAACTAAACTAATGAGATTAGCAGAAACTAAAGTATCAAGATCTATTGATGACAGATTAAAAAAAGCTGCTTTTAGATCAGGCTCAAACTTGAGTAATAATATTTCAGAAAAAGAGTCTGATGTGTTATCCTCACTTGAACATTTCCTTAAAAATAAATAAATAAAACCATGCAATTATTTCAACTACAGAAATACGCAGCCAAAGACTACAATGGTCTAGTAACTGCAAATAACTTGGGAGCTTTATACATGAAGCGACCTCAGCTTGTAACTAACACCATTCACCAGATTTTTAGAACTAATTTGAAGAATGCGATGTTTGACTTCCTTAATCAATTTCCAACTGTGGAAGTTGAAGAAAATAACTACTATGAGTGGATGCTCCAAGGTCAACATGAAAAAAATATTCCTTTATTAGAAGCATATGATGCTGCTGGAACTACTGCTGCTGAAGCAGGTGAACTAGGTGCAGGTGTTGCTGCTTTCTATATGGTATATGGTGAAGAATACTTTGAAGCAGATAACATTATCAAAGGTAACAAAGCAGAATACTTACTTCGTGTAATCTCTGTTAAACCTAAAGGTACTAACTTTGAGTATGAAGTAGAACTTTTGACATCAGATCCAACTCTTTCTGTTCCTGCAGAAGAACTTGAAGCTGGTCAGCGTTGGGCTAAGTTTTTTAACGTAGCACCATCTACACTTTCTAGCCGTGGTCAAAAGCCTAATTTCACTTCACCATTCAGAATGCGTAACAGAATTACAATGCAGCGTTTTGAGTATGAAGTTCCTGGTAACATGATTAACGAAGGTAAAAACTACCCATTAGAGTTTTCATTCCCAGGTCTTGATGGTAAGCAAGAAAAAGTTTGGATTAACTACCTTGATATGGTAGCTATGTACCAAGCTGAAGTTGCTAACGTAGTTATGCACTTTTATGGTCTACACAACTTTACAGAAAAAGATTTGTTCTTGAACAAAGATGCTTCTGGTAAATATCCATTAGAATCAGGTGCTGGTTTGTTTGAGCAAATTGCACCATCTAATATTCACTATTATTCAACTCTTGACTTGGACTTCTTAACTGAAGTATTCTTGGATCTATCTATTGGTAGAATTGAAATGGGTAATCGTGTTGTTACTTTGTGTACAGGTGAATATGGTATCCGTGATTTCCACAGAGCTGTACTTGCTAAAGGTGGTACTGAATTATTGTTAAGCAATACAGGTTCTGGTCCAGGTCGTAGTAATGATACTTCTGTTTACAAAGAAAATGGTGGAAAACTTACAGGTATTCCTAAGCCGCTTTCTGCTGGTTTCCAATTCACTAAATACTATTCAATCAATGGTATTACATTTGAATTAATGTACTGTCCAATGTTTGATGATAAAGTTCTTTTCCCAGAGACTCACCCAGAAGGTGGAACTACTGAATCTCGTAGAATGATTGCTATGGATTTTGGTGGTGAATCAGGAATTAAGAGAGTATCTGTAAAAGGTCAACCATCTGTATTCCGTTATATCCCAGGTATGCGTGATCCATTCACACCTGCAGGTAAAGGTTCTCCTTCAATGGCAGTATCTAGATCTGATGGTTATGAAATTCACAGAATGATGTGGGGTGGAATGATGATTACTGATCCAACAAAAGTTGTAGATTTCCGTTATAACTTAGTATAATAAATAATAGTAAAGGAGGGTTGAAATACATCCTCCTTTATTTATACCTTTGTAAAAAATAAGAAAATGGCTAAAAAGATTAATGACACAGACACAATGAATACACCACTAGAAAGCTTCTTTATAGATAAAGTGGTTAAAGTTGTACCAATTGTAAGACCCAATAGTTGGGGACACAAATATCAAATCAGTGAAGATGGTAAAGATAAGACCAATGGTTCTTATCAATTTAATACTGCACTCACTTATTTGTCAGTACCTGTAAGTAAAAAGACAGGTCTATATATTAGACCACTTGACAATATCAAGAAAGTTAGAACTCCTGAGTTTCCTGATGATGAAATTACTGAACAAGAATTCTTTGAAAGAATGTTAGGAATGAATAAAGGAGACCTTGACATCACTAAATATAAAACTGATGAAAAAGGTAATCGTTTTCCTGATACATATTGGCAAAGAAGTGGTACAGTTAAATTGAGAAATGAAGCAAATACTTTGGATCTATCTGTTCCAATAGATATGCTAAAATATAAAGTACTAATGTTAAACAAGAATGTGGTGGCTCCATCACCTTCAGAAAAAAACAAAAAGCGTACTTACAGATTTATGATAGTAGATCAGGAAGTTGCTGAAGTACAAGAGAAAGAAGAATTAAATGTAAAACTAGAAGCATATTCTTGGTTTGCAAGAGTTAAAGCAGATATTGAACAATTAAAAGAAATTATGTGGTTATATGATTCAAGAATTAGTAATACTACAAACTATGATTATGTGTTTGCCTATGTTGGAAAACTCGTTAATGATTCACCTGCTCAATTCTTAAAAGTAGTAAATGACATTAATAAAGATGCAAAATTACTATTAATGAAAGCTTTAAAGAATGGTGCTTTAATTTTAACTAAAGAAAAAACTTACCAATTCCTAGATGGTAAAGATATTGGTCCACAAGTGAATGCTATTAAGTTCATTAATGACCCAGAAAACTTTGCTATTATAGAAAGACTTAAAGAACAATCTGGCTATGACAGCTAATGAAATGTGGAATAATGTCCTTGTGACATATGATGCACTTTACTCACAAAGTGCTCCTGGGTTTGTTGACCCTGAAGCAAGCATTATTCTAACAAAGGCTCAGTGGTATTATGTACTTCAGAGAATCAACCCTAAGAGTAATAGAAACATGGAGGGTTTTGAGGAAACTGAAATTAGAATCCAAGAGCTTTCTTCTTTAATAAAAGATAGTGGAGATGCAAATCCTCCTATTCAAAAATTACCTACTAATCAACAAATTGGAACATTGCCTGGAGAAACTCTCTGGGCAATTCCAGTTGATTGCATGCTACCTATTTATGAAGGTTGTACTACAAATACTAAACAGTGTGGTATTACTCCTCCTGTATATAATAGAATCATGACAATACCAATATCTCATGATGAGTACAATTTAAATTTTTCTAACCCTTATAAGAAACCTTGGACTGATGGTACTGAAGGTATTATATGGAGATTAGAACATGGTACTCAAAGTGTAACTTATAATGCTGTAACTCAAGAAAGAAAAATACATGGTATTATATACAGTACTAATCCTAATGAAACTATTACTAATTATTATATGAGATATATTAAATATCCTCAAGATATTCAAATTAATTTATCCAATCCTTTATTACAAGTAAATTGTAAACTAGACCCAATATCACATCAAAGTATCTGTGACATCGCTGTAAAATTACTCTCTGCAGCAGTGAGAGAACAGATACCAGCTACCCAATTAAGTGCAGAGAATTTAGAATAAATATTTTATATATTTGTAAAACAAAACAAACAACAAATTAACATTTTAAAAAATGGCTTTAGATTCAAAAAATAATATCAAGAGTGTATTTATCATTCCTGATCAGGCTTACACAACTGTAGCTAAAATGTTCCCAGGTCAAGACCTTGGAGCAGTAGCAGTTTGTGATATGTCAAATAATGTATTTACTAGTGCTAATATCAATGGTTCTGGTTTTCTTGTAGATGGTGCTGGTGTACCAGTTACTAAAATCAAACTTATCAAAGATCGTGGAGAGTATTTACCACTTCAGCAAGTAGTTCTTAGTTTACCAAGTGTTGCTACTTATACAGGTACTGCACACGTAGATGCTAGTGAACAAGTATCTTACATTGGTAACAATGGTACTACTGGTACTATTACTGGTGCATTAGGTCCAGTGACTAGCAACTTCTTTATCATCAAACTTGAGCACACACCAAACTCATTTATCTATGGTAAACGTCCTGCAAGTTACAAGTATGGTACTTACCAATCAACAGGTTCTGATACTGATAATACAGTAGCTGAAAACCTTGTTAAATCATTAGTTCAAAATTTCCGTGCAAATAGAACTACTGATTGGAGAGTTAGATCAGAAGTAGTATGTAATGCTGCAGCAGGTAGTGCTGTTGGTTTTACTAGCGTTACTCTTACTAAATATTCAAAAGCTGTTACTGTAGTAGGAACTCTTCCTGCTGTTGGTGATGTTTTACGTATTGCTGATGCAGGTGTTACTACTGTAGGTGCTACAACTGCTGTTTACAAAGTTGTTGCAGTTAATGCTACTAGTAATGTAATTACTTTAAATTATGCTTACCAAGGACCAAGTGGTTCAACTATAGCTGCTGATTGTGCTGATATTACTGCTCTTTATACAGCAGCAAGTGCTGGTATCAAAATTACAGGTATCAAGCAAAAATATGATGTTAACCGTTGGAGACAATATGACAAAGTTAGATTCAATGTTCTTCTTGAAGGATTTGGAGTTGCTACTCCAGTAGATACTACTGCTGCATTAGATGGTACTGGTGTTTATGAGCAAGTTGCTAATGATGAGTATATCTCTTGGGGTGACGAAGGTCAAGTATTTGTTGACCAAGTTCCACCATTGTTCCGTGAGCAAGATGCTGTTTCTACTGCTTCTTATACTCCACTTAACATTGGTTGGTTAGATAGACTTCCATCAATGATTGGTGCAGGTGAAAACAGAGGTGCTATCATTAATTATTTTGTAGATGTAACAACTAATCAAGGACAAGATGTAGTTGATCTTTTAGATGCATTTGTACTTCAAAGAGGATTTGCTAACGCAACATTTGTTTAACAATTAATCTCTAGATAAGGATAGTGAAAGACCTAGTTTTCGGATTAGGTTTTTCACTATTTTTGTTTGAGATAAAACCTATAACATACTATGGCATTAACACCAACAATATCAGCATGTTTAAATGGATGTACTGGTATAACTATTACAGATACTACTGGGTTTTATAATAGTACTACTAATCCTGGTGGATGGAATAATAGTTTAACTGTTTATAAAACAGTTCCTACTACACCTTATGTACAATCAGCAACATTAACTATTACATTAAATAACTCATCAACACCATTAGCAACTATTAATGTACTTACTGCTATACAAGATTCTATATTTCCAGTATTTGATTTATACACTTATGCTCCTGTAGATGTTTTTGGTAATACTACATTAGCTGATGGTTCTTATACTTTTGAATATACTGTTGTAGATAATAACAATGTTACATATGTTACAGATACATTAATAGTAGTATATTGTAATGTAATTTGCTGTGTAGAAAAACTGGCTTTAGCAGCAATAGACCAAGATTGTAATACTTGTGAATCAGAAGCTTTCAATACTTTTGTATTAGCTGATGGTATATTACAAGCTTTAAAAGCAGTAGCAGAATGTTCAGGTGAAGCTGAGTTCTTAAAACTATTAAACAAACTTCAAAGACTCTGTGGAACATCAACAACTGGTGGTTGTGGTTGTGGCTGCAGTTAAAAATATATAAAAAATTATGGATAAATTTATAAAAAGTACAGGTAGGGATCCATTCTTAATAGACCCAAATGATTTCAACCCAGGATTCTTTGGGCATTTAAATGCTTTAGTTGAAGCTATTACTGACCTCCAAAATAATGGAGGAGGTGGTGGTGGAGGAAATCCAATTGCTGTATATCAAGATGCTACTGAAATAACAGCTAATACTTCTCAATTAACATTTGTTGGTGGTGGAGTCTCTTTAGTTGGAAGTGGTGCTAATGCACAGATTAATATACCTGCTACTAGAGGACCTCAAGGCCCACAGGGTCCAATAGGTCCACAAGGCCCTCAAGGATTAAGAGGATTAACAGGTGCTACAGGAGCAAATGGTGCTGCAGGAATTCAAGGGCCTCAAGGTCCAATTGGTTTAACTGGACCTGCAGGTGCAACTGGCCCAACTGGAGCCACAGGTGCAAATGGTGTTAATGGTAATAAATATAAAACTAATTCTAGTACATCTTTTGGTCCTGGAACTGGGTCAAGAACTTTTGTTGTTGTTGATGCAGATTTAGCATATACAGCAGGACAATATGTTGTAATTTCTGATGGTACAAGAACAATGACAGGTACTGTTACAAGTTACAGTATAAGTCCTAATAATTTAGTAATTCTTGTAGATACATTTACAGGTACAGGAACAGGTAATGCTTGGCAAATAAACCTTCAAGGTATTCAAGGTCCAACAGGGCCTACTGGTTCTACTGGACCACAAGGAGCTACTGGCCCTCAAGGTCCTACAGGAGCTACTGGAGCAACAGGGGCTCAAGGACCAACGGGTCCTGCAGGTGCAACAGGTGCAACAGGTCCTTCAGGAGCTACAGG